GATCCAGAGACCGCGCTGAAATTATTATGCGATGGATTAGCACCAAATGAGATCGCTGAAATATTCGAGTGTCATCCTGGGACTGTTTTACGTCATCTACGGAAAATTCCAGGGACCTTTCCTTTGCGGCGGAAGAGTGCTTTAGCTCGGCATAATTCTATCGCAGCAAAAGGTATCCCTCGTTCACCTGAAGTGGTAGCCAAAATACGCGCGATGGTCCCCATCGAGCTAATTCCGTTTGAAGGCATCAATCGGTCTCGGGCTGAGTGGGCGAAAGCCATCGGTATCAACCTTTCAGCGTTCAATGCACGGCTCGCAAAGTCACGAAAGGGCGATCCATTGTGGCCAATCGAGCGGGTATTTTTAACCAACCTCGACTCAACCCAGACTCGCCACCCAGACTCTGTATATACAGGCGATGAATAGTTACATGATTTCAATCGCATCTGTTGGCAAACGCCAGATCACCCTGGTGCGTAGATTGTAGATCACGCCTCACACTCTGACGCCATGGACGCGAACGCCTAGCCATCACGATGGGCGCATCCGACTATACAAAGCGAACATCGTCGCCTCGGTTTCGTCGTTGAACTCCACCGCAAATTCAAATTGCGCTAGATTCACCTGGGTGCGCGGCGTGACAAAATCTGGATAGACATAGTGTCTGACTTTAAAGTCAAGCCGACTTTCAGTCAACCACCAATAATGCTCGGGATACCGATCCTCAAACCGGATGTTCCGGACGCCGAGTTCAGACGGGTAGTTGAACACACGCATGATTTTGTTGGTCCCTCAGATTGAGTTGTCCGATCCTATTCGCTCATCAACGCTTGTTCGACCAGAAGATTCAGTTGAACGACTATTGCTGTGGCAAACGCGACAGCGTGGGCCTTTTTATAGTAGTATTTTTCGGTCCTGATCCACACTTCTTTATCAATCGTTTCGCGAGAACACCCCACAAGATGTCGCTTGCCCGGTCGAATCAGGGCGATGCAAATCGCTAGATCAATTATGCTTCTTGGTCGGATCATGCGCGCGATTTCATGATGGCCGCCGATATGAGCCAGCGCGGCAACAATATCCCGGTCAGCAAAGGCATCCCACGGCGGGTCGCGCACCAGCAGGTCGATCAAATGCGCCTCATCCCGCACCCCTGTGTAGATCAGGTTGTTGAGACAATCAATCTTGAAATACCCCCGATCGGCAGCGTCTTCGTAATCCCACACCGCCATGCCATCGAGCGGGTCAATCGGAATATCTTGGAAGTAGACGCCGGAGACATGCCGCTCGCGATGGGCGTTCCGCCTCTGCACAGCGGCAACCCACCGCAGGCCCGCCAGTGCCGGAGTCCGATCGGCAAAATCGATATCGATGTCGGTCATACGACGATCAGTCGCAACGATGACACCGGGGTGGGCGCGATCTCGATGTCGAGCGTGGCACAATAATCATACACCACGTTATCCACCGTCATGCGGGTGACCCGCAGCAGATCGATATGCACGTCCTTGCGTCGCAGCCGCCCGAGCAAGGCACAGAGCAAGAAGGTCAAACTCTGCACCGCTTGATTGGCGGGATTGACCTGTTGTTCGTCCGAGGACTCGCCGACGATCTGCAAGACATTGACGATCATGACATGCAGATGGCGTAATTCGAGATCGCCCCAATGCCGACAGCCTTCGAAGAACGGATGGTCCTGCATGGCGACCAGCAGCTTATCGGTCTGGTCACAGCGTGCGGTATACTCGGCAAAATCCGCTGCCGTCAGTGTGTAGATCATCCGCTGTTTGACATAATAATCGTAAATGATGACCTCGGTCATAGATTACTCCATGGTGCGGCCGATTTTGGTGTCCATTTGCGCTCTGACATCGCGCATGGCGCCGGATTGGCGATTCAAGGTGTTACGGGTATTGACGCGATCGTCCAGCAGGATATTCAGCAGACGTTTCTGCCGGACCAGTTCGACGCCCTGGATCGCCACCAGCCGTTCCAAGGTTTCCACATAGGCCATCGTCGGGACTTCGTATTCGACGATGCCGACGCGAATTTTGCGGCTTTTGCCAGCCGGGGTCTCAACCCGCTGGGTCGGTTGGCGTTTGGGTTCTTCGCGGTACATGGCGGCGATAAACGCCGCGCGTTCGTTATCCATCTGTTATATCCCATGATCGGTGAGCATCGCCCGGATGATATCCACGTCGTGCTGATGATGTTTGATTTTCAGGCGCCAAAAGCCCAGATCAATGGCGGCATCGAGAATGGCGTGTTGCTCCGGGCTGAATCGGTTCAACAGGTCATGCGCACTGGACGCCACAAACAACACCCAGGGGCTGATCCGGCCGCTGGCGATCCATAAAGCGGCCAATGGCGGTTCGACCCGGCGAAAGAAATCCTGCCAATGATCGCCGGTATCGTTGGCCCATTGCTGCATAAGTAGAAAGTTCCGTTCCAATGCGTCAAGCGGCGTTTCGTTCTTGTTTAACTCCCGTATATACGTTTCGTACAGCAATGGTTTCGTCCAGCGATCTATTGGCGCCTCGATACCGAGGAGAAAATCAAGAAAGCTCAGCGGCTTCGCCACGCGCAGGTCGATGACGTAGCGACCAAAGCGCACGAAGGCGGGATACAGGCTGCTGCGGGAAAACGCCTCGTACAAGGGCGGTTTTTTGCGCATGCTGCGGAGATAGAATTGCTGGAATGCCATGAAGCCGAGTTTGACCGGTTTGTCATCGCGTTGCAGAAAGCGCCGTTTTGCCTCGCACCCATGCCGCATAAACCGCGTTTCGCTCTGATAGACTTTGCCACAAAATTCACATTTGTGCAGTGGCGGCTTTGGTTTTTCGGCCTTGGGCGGGGTTGCCTTGGCCCGAGGTTTCGCTGCCTTGCGGATTGGTTTTACTGGACTGTCCGTTGAAGGCGGCGAGGATCGCTTTGGCATCGTCGGGTTGCACTCCGCATTCGTCGATGAACTGCTTGAAGCTGACGCGGTCATGCAGGCTGAGCAGCGTGGTGATTTCGTCATCGTTGCACTCGGGATGCATATCCGCGACCAGGGCGCGCGCCTTGTCCGCTACGCCGCGCCCGCCCGGTCCGGCGAGCCACCGATGCTCCAGCGCAGTGCCAAAGCCGCACGAGGCGAGCAGGCGAAAGAGCAGGTCGGGATGGCGTTGTTGCAATTTCCACAGATGGATATTGACCCGCTCATTCACCAACCACAGATTATAACAGGCCATCTCCGAGTCGGGCACCGAAACCGTCCATCGCAGGGCCGTCAAGGGGATAAATTCCCGGCGCACAGCATCCGGTTGTTTCGCCAGCCAGCCACCCTCGCATTGATCGATCTTGGCCAGGGCCTGGAAAATGTTCAGCTTGTATGATTTTGCCATCATGAAATCCTCACCTTGCGCGCCGTGATCTAAATACCAGCGGGCAGACTTGCATGTGCTGCTGTCCCACGGTTGCTAGGAACCCCGTCGCGTGATTTGATCATCGGCGGGGTTTCCGATTCAGCACGCTTACTTGCGGAGCCTGGGTCGAATCACCCCAGGAACGCCGATGCGACGCCCGAGTTTATTCAGTCTCTCGGTCGCCGGAAACGCATCCTCAGGAGCGGCAATCTCAGCGGCAGTCTCGCCAAACAAGTCCAATTGGTCGCGGCCATCCAGCGGCGCGGGAGCGGCTGAATGCTCGACAAATGGCGCCCCCGGCAGATAATCACTGAGCGCTTGGTAAGTACAGTTATCGAACGACCCAACCCCATTGGTGGGCAGCGCCCTGACATCGTCAAAGCGCTCGCTGAGCAACATGAACAGTTCGGCCATCAACAGGCTCGCGGCTTTCATGTTTCCCTTGCCGATCAGTCGGTAATATTCTTCCAGCAATTGATCACGTCGATCGTGAAAAGATGTCATAATAGGGCCTTTGATCAAGAGAAAATCTTAGTTATATCAAGCACTTCGGGTAACCGATGTACATCCTTGACGCAACATATACACGGTGGATTCGGGCGATTTTCCAAGGGCACCACCAGGATATGCCCGTATTTTAATTTAGGCAGTGTCCAGGTCACGTCCGGGAAGTTGTTCACGTGCACGATCTCGCCGAAATCCGGCATATAGCTGGTAATCGGATTCAAGATGAACGCCTCGAACGGCCGATCGCGCAGGTCCTTCAGTTCGATAATCTCGACATAGCCAAAATCCTTATCGGCGATCACGATCGACCAATCGAGCGGAAGCTGCACCCGGTATTTGCCGATTTGCAGGTCGGCGGACGGCCGCGAGAACGCGTCGAGAAAGATCAACGGAATGAAATAGAAATCGACTTCCTCCTGATCACTGTAATCCAACACACAATACCGTAAATCCTCGATCTCATCCACCGTCGAAGCATTGGCCGATGGCAACGGAATGCGATTCATGTCAAACGCGACGTTTTGATTGGTCAAAATTAAAACCATTTTTATTCCTTGATAAAACCATCCATCAAATACAGGCTTCTGAGGCGGTCTACGCGGCGTCACTGAACGGGTGGCGCCCAGCTAGCTAAAATGTCCTAGACGCCGCGTAGCCCCCGCTGGAAGCCCGTAGTGGGGGTGTTGCGTGGCTACGGATACCGCAGCCGGACTTTCTGTACTGGATAGCCCGCCTCGGCGTAATAGGTTTTGCGTTTCGTCAGGTGCCGTGCCGAGAATTTCAATGACGAACAGACATCATAGATCACGGCATCGCTTTTGTCATTGGCCCGGCGCAGAATCCGTCCCGCCGCCTGGGTGTTACGCACGTATGACTTTCCCGGTTCGAGGATCACCAAGTTGAACAGGCGCGGAATATTGATTCCGACTGCGGCGATGCCATAGGTAGCTACTATGATCTTGTTTGTCGCGGTCTGAATGGAATTATATTCGCGTTGCCGGGTAGTTTCTTTAGTACTGCCTGACACGAACACCGAGTCAGGGATCAGCTTTTGCAGCCGTTTGCCGCTTTCGATCCGATCGACCAGCACCATGGTATTGCCGGTGGCCGCCCAGCCTTCGATCAACTTGGCGACATAGGCCAGCCGCTGCGGATCAGTCAGCAGGAATTCATGTTCTTCCTGATAGTCCGCGAATTCATAGTCCGGGTCGATCAACTGGCGGATTTCGATCTTGCAGTTTGCCAGCACGCCCTTTTCTTGCAGTTCGGCCGCCGAGAGGGTGCCGATCAATGGCCCGATCGCCGCCAACAGACAAATCGACTCGTGATCTTCCTTGGGCACACTGCCAGTGACGCCCCAGCGGATCGGCACATCCGATAACGCGCCGCATAGTAACGATTTGAGTTCCTTTCCCTTGATGGTGTGGCAATTCGCCACCACGGCGCCATTGGCTACGTAATTATGGTCGCGTTCAATATGCAGATTATAGGTCTTTTGCGGCGTGTCGATCTGCGATCGACGGATGAGTTTCATATAACTTCCTAATACTCATAATACCAGCGGCTCCGTCTCTACAAACGCAATATCTCCCAGATAGATATTGGATGTTGCGTTCATCCGATCTGATATGGATCGCCAGCGATCTAACTTCAATGATACCCAGCACTCGCTATCACGGATCGAAGCGCAAACTTCTGGTTGATTTGCGCCAATCCTTCGCGGGGCGACCGATCGGCCGGGCATTGGATTTATATAGCGGCTCCGGCAGTGTTACTCTGCTGTTGCGATTGCTCGGTTGGCAGACCGATGCGAACGATTATCTTCCGTATAATCAAAACACGGCTGCTTTATTTCTAGGCACGGTCGCCCAAAATTTGCCATCAACCGAAGAGGTCTCGAACGAGCTAGGGAGCTTGTTGCGTGCGCGCCATATCGAACCGGCATTGGTAAGCCTGCATTTCAGCGGCATTTACTTCACCGACCAAGAGAATAGTGAGATTGACAGTTTCTGCCAACAGAGCGCTCACCTTACCGCAGACCGCCGTCGGCTTTACATTTATCTAATTGGTCAGGCGTTGCTGATGAAGCGGCCATTTGGTCTGTTTCATCGGCACAATCTCAATTTACGCATAGGCGCAGTGAAGCGAAGTTTCGGTAACAAGACGACATGGGACGCCCCGATCTTACAGCACGCCCTCACGGCGTTGACCGAATTACGCCGTGTGTCCTGGCCGACCAACGCACAAGGCACTGCACTATGCCGGAACACACGTCATGGCTTTCTAGAGTTCGCCCAGTACGATCTCGTGTACCTCGATCCGCCGTATCTCGGACAGAATGGTGCCACCGATTACGCTGACGGTTATCATTTTTTAACCGGCTTACTTGATTATACTGCGTTTGGTCGGTTTGATCGGCGGCGGCGGCATCGGCCGATCTTGAATTTGCCAAGCCGCTGGCATGATCCGGCGAGCGCGGCCGGTGAACTGATCGAAATCGAAGCAAAATGGCCGGACGCCGTAATTGTCCTCAGTTATCGGAGTGATGGATTGCTGGCGATCGCAGACCTTAAAGCGTTGCTCTCCCGGCACGGCCGCACTTGTCAGCAGAAGACGATCGAATATCATTATACCCATGCGCAGACCACGACGCACGAAATCATCTTGACCTCAACGCCGCCTGTCGATATGAACCTAGACATCCTCGGAGCCACAGTTCACGATGGCCTTGCAAAAAACAACCGGAACGATTTTCGAGAGTTATAGCATTTTTGATCGGCGGCGCCGCACTTCGATCCCCGCCGATCACATTGATCCGTTTCTCCTTGATGTGGTCGCAGCGAATGATCACCTGTTTACGACGCACCTGCGTGCCAATATGACAATCGCCCGCAAGCATTTATTATCGGCATGGCAAATTGCCGTGTCTGATGCGATCGACACGATGATGCGAATCTACGTGCGGGAATCGCTGTGTTGGGGCGTTGGCTGGTATCTGGGTCCCAATTGCGCCTATTACAGATTGGACAATGATCACATATTCTATCTCAATCCGTTGCTCGATAGCGGCGCCGACGCCTACACGATCAGTGACCGGCTCGATCACTTCCGGATCATCGGAACCGCGTTGCATGAAGTCGCCCATGTTATTTCCCCGACGCATGATGACGCGTTTTCAACCGCGCTGACCGAAATGTTTCGGGAGACCGATCAGCAGCAAGTACAACAACGAATTGCTGCGCGATTGTGCAGCACCCCGAGTATACTCCGTAACGTGAGTATTGGCGCGCGCCATCGCTTGATTTTATCGATCTTACAGGCGGCGGGTCGGCCGATGGATCGAAACGAGTTGTTGGCAGAATTGGATCGGATCAATGCCTTTCCTGCCACTGGGCAGCATTGGGGTCACGCCCGACTCACCGAATTGGCCAAGGCCGAACCACCCCTGGTGCGGTCAATCGCTAAAGCGCGCTCATCACTATCCAACAAAAACGTGTTTATATATGAGATCACGGTAGATGGCGTGGCCTTGTTACAAGCCGGGGGCGGCGCGCCACCCCCGGTAGACTAACCTAAACGAAGGTCGGCTTTTCGATGATAGTTCCGTCGAGCGTGACGCAAAGTTCGACTATATGCACTCCTGGTCGCACCCGGTCGCGCTTGACGATCTCATTCCAAAGAGGCAACGTGTCGAGTCCAGAAAACGCCGCCTCGGCAAATGGTGTTTCGTTCTGATTGGCATCCGGTCGAGCCTTTGATGGCTCGCTTTCAACCCGAGCCCGCCCATCGCCGCCAATGCGAATCACTGCTGCTGTTGATTTTGCTTTCCGTTCGCTTTCAGTCCATTCCTCAGCCCACTTGTGAATCGACTTACGCCGCAGGGTTGCGAGGAAAAATGCAATACTGTCTTCGGTCAACCGGCCGCCGCCAGCTAGCCACAGTTTTTGTATCGACTTCGCAGCGAACGCCATGTTCCGAAGCGTTGAACCCGAGTATGGTGCCTCGTGGTTGACGCAACGATGGCGAAACATTTCGGTAATAACATTCAGCACTTTCAATAACGGATCGCGATTGTTGACCGCGTGGGAATCACAGGCCGATCGATACTCTCGTAGAACGGAATCGGCCAGATCAGGAAGTTCCGCGCAGTTAATCGCCCGGTGGACGAACAAAGCCTGCGCGGTCAACAATTCGCGCCAGCGACTATCGCGACTGTGGATTTTCTGAATCTCTCCGTAGGCCTGAAAGGCTGGTGCCAACAACTGTTCAAGACTTTCATATCGCATGATGGTTTCTCCGAATGGGGACGGCTGCTTTTTGCCACTGCCCAGGCGGTCAGTCAAATGCAAATTTACGAATTTGCATTTTAATGTTGGCAGTCCACGGGGAATGATCGAAGGAGAAATGTTTTGAACTTAGGCGGCACAACTGTTGAATGCCACAATCTCATCAGCCGGTGTAAGTTCGTCGGCGCGCACCCAGCCGCGACCGGTGAGGAAACGATGGTTTCCGGTAACTTGGAGGCTCGTCTGATCATCCATCACGAGTTCATACATATTTTCTGTTGTCATAGTATTTTCATGCACTTTCACGACGCGATCCTCCTTGAAAAGCAGGGCTTGCTGATCCCAATTGATCACGCGATCGCCCGCCTGTAGGGTCTGGATTGGCTGCCACCCGGTGGGCGTCAATACCGGTGTATCAGCAGCGAAACACTCATCGCAGATGACGCAGATCACCCCATCGAGCAGAGCGGTCAACGAGGACGCTTTGCCTTTGGCGCGCCCCCGTTTGGCCAGGGAGACAAGCGTTTGCCACGTAAAAATCGTATGCTGATGGCCATAGTCTTTGCGTTCGCCGTAAAACACCCCGACATCCAGACCGACATTGCGATAATCGGTTTCGGTCTGCCGGACCAAACTCTTGCTCGGCACGATCACCATCGAGCGCCCAACACCTTCGACTGAGCGTGACAACGCCGCTGTTAAAATGGTTTTGCCAGCGCCCATCACGATCTGCTGGATCGAATTTAAATTCGACAAAAACAGGTTGATCGCGGTGATCTGGTAATCGCGCAGCAAAATCGGCTGTCCGGCATGCACGTGGCCCTCCGGCCACAGACACTGGGCGAAATAGCGCTCATCGATGGCTGGGAAGCTGAACCGATGATCCGGCCGCCGGTCGATTAACTCGATTTGGTAATTGGCATCGATCAGGATGGGCAGCACCCGCTCGATCACATTGATGAAGGTATTGCCTGCCTGGGTGCAAAACGACACCGTGCCGTCCCAGCGGCCCAATTTGTACTGCGGCATATGCCGGGCCTCAGGCACATGGAACTTCAGCGCCTCGCACATCAGCGCTTTCGTTGCATCATCGACTCCCTCAAATCGGCAGTTCACAAAATCTTTTACAACAAGGGTAGCGGTCCGTAATGGCATCGATAGCTCACTAAAATAGATGTTCACTGATGCAGGGCCGTAATAATCGATCAAACTGATCGTCAGCTTCACATAGGCGCAAAAACCTCAAATATTATAGACGATTTAGCGGCACCAAAACGTTGTGGAAGAGGCCTTCTTGCAGCGGGCAGAGACTGTTCGCCAGGGGCGGCATTTGCGGGAACAGCAGATCGGCCCATGGCACCCAGTACTGTGCCCAACTCGGGTGATCGTTTGGCGTGGCGCCCTCATCGATACGCACATAAATCAGACTCGCCGGATACAGACGCAGCACATTGGCGATCTGATAGCCTGCATTCGAGGCATGGGTGTTGACATCGACGAGCAAGATGCCATCGCGCAGGGTTGCAGCGGCCTGCAACAGCGGCTCAGGTTGCGCGAAATAGCTCACCCGGTCCGTCATGAACAGCGATTTAACCACGGGTTTCCAGGTCAGCCGACTATTGGTTAGGATCAGCACACGCTTGCTTGGTTCCAGGCGGGTAGCATTGAGTATGCTGGTCATATCCATCGCCCGCAGAAACCGCCGCACCACGACGCAGCGAAACCCACAATCGGCGATGAACTGGGTGCCGAGGCAGCGGGCCTCAGTAGCCGGGCAAAGGATCGGATCGAACAACGTCTCGGGGACCATCTGTTGCTGGGCCAAGGCGCGGATCGACTCGCTGAGATCGAGTTTGCAGACCCCCGCCAGGATCACCAACCGGCGCGCTGTGGCTGGGGTAGCGAGCAGGCCGAACTGCTGGTTCAAAGCTCAACGCCAGCGGCTGTTTCCAGCATCCAGGAGGCCAGCCATGGGTTATCCCGCACGATGACCTGGATGATCTCGCCATCCGGCGTCAGAGCGGCACTAGACGGCTGATCGCGGCTTTGCTCGGCCAGGGCCAGATAATCGAGCGTGGCCTGATCGGCATGGAAGTGTTGATTCGCGATCAGCAGCCGAATGGGATAAAGGGTCAGACGATCGACACAGACGATCCACAAACCGTATTGGCGATTGAAGCAGGGTCGCTCGGCCGGTGTGCGGGCACTCGGTTGCATTTGCTTGATGGTCTCGCGCACAATGTCATCCGGGAAGAACCGGAATGCCAAGCGATTGCTGCCCAGGTGACGCACCTCGCGCGGCACCATCTGGCGGAGGTACGGCATCAGCCGGTAAACCGGATCAGCCAGCAATCCATCCAGCACGTGCGGCTCGATCGTGTCGATTAGCTGGACGCGATACTGCCGCGCGAGATCGAGCAAAACTTTGACTTGTTTGACCGAAAGCGGGCGGCCCGCGCGCACCCGGTCACTGACGTTGTGAATAAAATCGAGATGCCAAGGCGACCATTTGACAGCCAAATTGGCAAACAGGAAAACCAAATCTTCCACATACATGGTGTGATTTAGCCCTGGCTGGTCGGCAAATTCAATCAAAAAAGCACCGTTGACTGACCCACCCGTGGTTCAGTATAAGCGCGGCGCACTAAACGGATTGTCTTTGCCATGCTACAACGTGAGTGGAATACCTATAGTCCAGTTAAACAGCGGTGGATGATTTATCGGCTTATCAAGAACTTTCCAGACGGGATCAGCAGACCAAATATCAAAGAACGCGCCCAAATCGACTACGGTGCCACTCTTGGCAAGCGATCGCTCGACAAAATGTTACACCACCTGACCCGCCAGGAGGCGATTCGGTGGTCTTTTCGCGATGGTGCGGTGCTTTGGGAGATCACCGGCAATGTCGAGGCTTATAGCAAGACCGCGTCTCCCGTCAGCGGCGTTCGTCGATTGGCGGCTCACACTATGGGTCAATAGCCAACCACTCAGTTGCGCAGGCGCGATTCAATCACAGGGGCCATCGCGGCATCCTGTTCGATCAGTACGCAATCGAAGTTCTTATTTCGAGCGGCTACCCCCGTTGTGCCGGTGCCCGCGAAGGGATCGAGAATGCGGCCACCACCAGGGCAGATCAAAACGCAGAGGTCTTCCATCAGCGGCACCGGCTTGACACTGGGGTGGTTGGATTCGTGATCGGACTTCTGCGCCTTGCGATGGTTGAATAGCGTGCTTGGCCACCGACCATAGCGATCATGCAAGGCGCCGATGTTGAGCGCGCCGGTACCCCACACGCGTATGTTGTCGATCACACGGGTGGTGCTGATAGGCTTTTGTGCCAAGAGGATCGGCTCCAGACAGGGCCGGAGGGTGTTGACGCCATAGTAGTAGCCCTGCCAATCCTGTGCCTCTGGCGAGACGTTGCGGGCGTGCATGGCGAAATCGACATGGGAACGCTGTTGGGCACCGTGATCGACATTGGCGCGCGTGAACCCCGAGCCGCGCCGGATGCCGATGACCTCACGCTCGGACACATTGTCCCGGTCGAACAATTCAGAGAGGTTGGTCGGTTTTGGCAACCCTTGCTTGAATTGCCAACCCAAAAACGGGTAAAGATTGAATCCGGCTTTCTCGCACGCAGCGGCGGCATGATGGTAGAGCCTGGGTGCCGCGAAAAACGCGACATAGCCACCGGGTTTGAGTACGCGGAAGAAGCGGTCCCACAATTCGGACGAAAAACTGATATCGGTGCTGTCCCACGCATAGCCGTGCAAGGCGATCGAATAGGGCGGGTCGGTCACGATGGCGTCATAGACATTGTCCTCTTGTTCGATAAGTTCAAGACAATGACCAATCCTGATCTCGATCGCCGCTGGCGGGGCGGTCTCGATTGGTGGTTTTTCGATTTGGCGGGTCAGTTTGCCACCCAGCCACCCGGCCATCCCACGAAACCAGCATTTCGGAGCCGGGTCCTTGGCTTTTAGCTCGTCTAGTTCTTCCTTGGCAATGTCCAACTCGACGGTCAGATTGACCGACTTTTGACGTTCCAGGCGATTCTGCAATTCCAGCGTCTCGACACGCTCGGTGAGCGCGGCCACGTCGGTCGGCAATGGTGGCCGACCCAGCGGCGGGGGCGGGGGTTCATACCGCTCAGTGGGTCCCATTTTGCCGGTAATCCCGGCCATGCGAAGACAGCGTCGATACCCCGGCACGATGAACGGCACACCACGCTTGCGACAGGCATCCTCGCGATCTTCGAGCATTTGTTCGACCCGAGGCCAAAACACCCAGAGCTTCATGTGGCGGCGGGCGTCGGAATAATCCAAATCCAGCACCTGACGGAACAGTTCTGTTTGCTCAGATGCGGTGAGCAGAAGCTTGCTGGCCGCCACCAACAAGCCGCCCCATTCCCGTCGCGCCACCAACACCGCCAGTGATCCGCGCTTCAACAAATTGAGGGGGACGCCCTTTAATGTTTCGATGATTTTATCAAGCGGCCAACCATCGTAGTAACCGGTGTTGTATTCGGCAAAATCATTCATCTGGCGCACCCACTCGGGCATATGCCCGATTTTGTGACAAAGCAGAACGAAACGCCCGAGCGATCGGACACGACCGATGAGAGATTTCACCGGTCGGGCCGATCGAACGCGCATCTAAGACGTCTGTGAGCGTAACGGAATTTCCTTTTTCGCCCGCAGCACGTTGAGTTTGCTCTTGATGCTATTATCGTTGATCTCGAACTTGAAGCGCTCGGAGCATTTGTGCGCCAGTTCCTCATCCGTTTGGGTTGGATCGAGCTTGTAGGTGTCGCGCAAAAACGCGACATGTTCGGGGGTCCATTTCAACCGAACCTTGGTGATCGATGTCAAGCTGCGCAGTTGATCGACTGCCCAGGCGGGATAGCGATTCTGCCGCCGCCAGACCTGCACCGTGGTTCCGGTGATCACCGGAATATTCGGGTCCTTCTCCCGCAACATGGCATTATAGGCCGCCAATGATTTCAGGGCGCCGTTCATTTTACCGAACCGCATCCAAATAATACTCATGACTTCGCTATAGCTGTAGCTGTCTTTGCCCAATGGGGGGGCCGCCGGGACCGCAGTGGCGGCGTCGATCCGCGCCTGATGCTCGATGCGCATGGCTTCGATCTGGACATGCAACTTGGCGACCACAGCATCCTTTTCCAGCAGCAACTTGCTCTGTTTGATCAACAATGCCTCTTTTTGCCGAAGCGTCGCATGGCATCGTTTGTTTTCCGCCACCAGTCCGGCCCGCTCGTTGACCGCTTTATCGTAATGCTGGCGCAACCGGACGAAATCTTCCGGCTGGAAATCCTCGTCCTCTTTGTCGTCGCTGGCGCGCAACACTTCGGACGGTGTCTGTCTGAGTGTATCGACGATGCGCCGAATCCCGTTGATCGATTGCACCACATCGAGGTCGGAGGTGCTTTGATGCACCGCCCGATCCAAGATGCAAATAATCCTATCAGCGTCTCGATTCGCACCTCCGCGTGTGGACATTTGATGTCTCCCTTTTGGAAATCGAAGAGTGCCGCCTTCGGCACCCTCCCCGTGTAAAGATGCGTCAGACTGTGACGCGGGCCTGTGGCGTCGATGTGCCGGTACGCTTTCCCTCCCGCCCAAATTTGCTCGCCAGCCGATCAAAAGCGACCATCGCTTCCTCGGCCTGCAAGCCCAAGTCAATGACCCGACGAATGACATCCTGCTTGACCCGTGTCCGGCGCCGAGGCGACAGAGGACGGCCGATAAATTTGGTGATCTGCACCAACTCATCAATCTCCCTGGCGACATAAGGGTGTTTCACACCATGCGCCAACTTCGGCTGCCGTGTGCGCAGGCTGCACCGGACGGGCACCAGCTTCGGATGGGTGACTTCAAAGAACCAATCCGGTTTTGTACCGCGTGGGCTGATCGCAATCAACCCCTGACACGCCATCCGCCACAACAGCGAGTCGGCCGCGATCAGAATATTGATCGTGCTGGTGGCGACCTCAGTCAGGTCAGAATATTCCGGCACTGTCAAACCCGCCCGCTTGATGATGCAATCGCGGACACGGGTAAAACTGTCCGCCGAAACATGAACCGATCGCTGGCCATTGGTGAAAATCATAACTCGACCTTTTTGTCTGCGTAAAAAGTACTCGCTGATCCAAGCCAAAAACGTCCGGTTCGATCAGTGATGCCATAATCAATACTTGCCATCCGTAAAACTATTACTCAGTAACCATCAACCGTGACCGATGACCTCCAGAATCTCCTCGATCAAGTCCATCTGTTCCTTCTGATCGGCCAAGGTGTCCTTGAAGGCGGTGCGCAAACAGGCCGACAACACCTTCGGCTTGATCGAAAATTCCTCGGCCAAAGCCTTGGTGCTGTCCTTTAGACGCTCCTTCAGGTCTTCCATCTCCTGCAAAATCGCCACACCCTGTTCCTTGAACACCTCAAATTTTTTCCGGTCATCAGGTGAGATTGATTCTAACTGCATGCGGTAATCTCCGACAGTGTTGTTTGGAAATATACTGCAAGCCGGATGCCTGCAATGGCGTGAGGTGTAGATCAACGCTTGGCGAGCGTCAATCACATTGCTTCGCTTTTATGGGCATTTTTTATGTCGATACACGTCACAACGCCCATCGACATGATATACCATTACTTAATCTACGATTTGAAACGCTGTCCGTGATGGGATCATGGATCGACATGAATCGCAAAAATTGTCTCACCTACTGGTCGAAATCTTCCGCCATGCGCCGGATTTGGCCGAGCCATCATAGCCCGCCGCCGCGCGTTTCAGGAACATCGCCAGATAGCCATCGTTCGCCATCTGCCGCTGGATCGTGGCCAGATCAGTGATGGTGCCGCTAAAATCGAGTTTCGGCAAGACTGCCAGGGGTGGCGCAAAACACCCGGCTTCCTGCATAGCGACGAGAGTCGCATGCCGTTGGCGCTGCGATTGATCGGTGCCGCCAATTTTATACGCGGCAAACGGCAAGATGTCGAAAATCGTGTAGCGCCCGTCATGCAAAACCCCATCAAACACCAATGAGCCGGGCAGACGCTCGAATAACGGACGCAGCGCCGCATGCAAGGCCGGACAGTCACGCGGAGCCTTGGCAGTATGAAAACTAATGGTGCTGGCCGTGTCCAGCACCGCCAAGAGGCGCTCACCCACCATACAACCGTCAATCAGATAGGCATCGGCCGGGATCGCCTGGGTCGCTGATGCGGGCTGCGACCGTTGCCAAAAGCGTTGGGGTATCATGAAGCTCGCGACCTCGGGATTATCCCCCAATCGCTTGTATATCCGGCTGAACAGGCGCAGATCGAGACCGCTATGCAGAGTTTTCAGCAAGATGCGACGATAAAATTCGTTCCAACAGGCGCCATCACAATGTTCAGCCGCCCGATGGATCATCGCACGGGCGATCGCCGCATCATCCAACCGGCCATAGAGTCGAGCGGCCAAGGCTTCAAATGCAGCAAAACTGAATGTGCCGCCACTGTCCTCAGTGTCCTCGTAAATCATCGCGACGCGATTCAGCCCGAAGGTGTAAAATGGATCAGCCGATAGCCGCATGCCGATAAAGAACACATGGCATCCAGCGGTAAACGCTTCCAGCAG